TTGAGCAACTTCAGGAGCATATTTAGCCTTAGCTTGCTGTAAAACTGCATCAGCCTGAATTTTCTTAAACATTTGTTGAGCATTCATTACATCTTGCATTTGACCCATTCCTTGCAGCCAAGGATTGGATTGCTCAAATGTAGGCATTGGCACATCTAATACTGGTATTGGCATATTAACCTCTTAAAATAAAGAACCTACTGCACTTGTTAAACCACCAATTAATCCACCTGTCGATTCGTTACTTCCCATCGTTCCGGCCATCTGCATTCTTGCTTGGCTCATCAAAGCATTGGCTAAACTTTGGGCTAATTCATTAGAGGCGTTAAATCCTGTCCCATATATATTTTCAGCAAATTTACCCATACCACCTAATCCTTTCATTCCACCACTATAAATTTTCAGTATATGATCTAGGTAATTATAATAATCCTGGTTAGCCATCCCTGATATATCTTGCGCCAGCGATTGTTGCTCAGCTGGACTTCCAACCATTCCTCCAGCTGCTGCCGCCTGATTAGCTGCATTAGTAGATTGCTGAACATTATATTGATAACCTGGTGATTGTTGAAACTGGCTTCCCATCTGATTCATAAATCCTGCTGGATTGCTTATAAGACTTTGCATTTGTGGTAATAACCATTGTCCCACATTTTGCATGTTACCTAACGCCTTTTGTCCAGCATCTATATATGGCTGATAATATGGCGTTATTGTTGATTGTATTTGGTTTAAATAAGGCATAGCAGCATCAGCTGGATTTTGGTATGAGCTGTAACCTAATATAGAACCTAAAGCATTTGTACCAGCTTTTGCATATGGATTTGCCATAAATTCACCTATAATTTTAATATTTTATTTTCAAACAATTGTATGCCATGCACTATTTAGATAAATATATAAATGCCTAGAGCCTGCCGTTCCACCTACATACATCATTCCATCGGTAGGGCTTGATGGAGCAGAAGATTGCGGATCTAACTGCATAGCAATTTTAATTTCTGCTAATGTCGAGAAATTTATCACTGCATTTCCCGATGTATCATTTAACGTTCTATTTTTCCAATCTAAAGAAGTTACACCAAAAGTATCAGGACTTGGTGGATTGTTATCGCATAGTAATCTATTTTGCCAATCAATAGATCCAGTCTGATCAGATGAATCATTTAATGCGCAATTACTCCAATCAACTGTTACATTTCCAGTTGTTGGGGCAGACAAAAGATAATTGCCAGATCCGAATTGAATAGCTGTAACTCCAGTATCATCGCTTAATTGTCCTAAATTCCAATTATATCTTTGCGTATTATCAGCGGCATATAAAGCTCTGTTCTGCCAATCTATTGATTGGGTAGATGGCGAAAGTTCAGCTGGCGGAGTACTGTATAAAACACAATTTGTCCAATCTACTGACAAAAATGCCGACCAACTATATACGGGAGGGAATATTGGTCGGCTATGTCTCCATACTCCATATAATTGAAAATTTTGCCAATCAACAGAATTACTAGAAATATCTGATCCGCCACCACTATTTTGTATCAAATAAGAATTTCCATAATCAATTGTAGATATTCCGCTAGTATTAAAACCATATCTATTTGTCCAGTCGATAGAATAAGCACTTCCATCATCATATAATATTCTATTTTCCCAATCGACAGAGAAACTCGGTGAATGATCATACAAAAATCTATTCTGCCAATCTATAGAATAGTTTCCAATATTATCCGAAGATATTCTATTATACCAATTAACTGAACTATATCCTGCAACATCATCCATATTGCCAATTCCCCATTCCATTGATGCCAATCCAGTAGATGGATTAATAAGATTTAAAAGATTCCAATCTAATACTCCTATCGCAGTGGAATCTAAAAGTTGTCTTGATGAATTATCCAAGCATTGTATAGGAGTTATCTGCGTATCATTCAAACCTAAAGATGAATTACCAATTGAATTTCTTTTTACTAATGTATTTGCAGTATCTAAATCAGTAGCATAATGGACGCTTTCCAATTCTGTTGATGTCGTAATACTTGATGCTATATGTTTATTAGAATCAGCTATTAATGCAGTATCTGGTGTTAAACCAGTCAGCTGTAATTGAGACAAACTACCTGTACCACCATCTTCAACCAGATTCTTAAACACACCATTAAAATTACACATTACCTTATTTGTCGTTTCATTATATAATGTAGCACCTGATTTATTTGGATCAGCTATAATGGCAATATTTGCTGTAGTTTGATTTGGCAATGCTATTCCTTCATCAGATAAACCTCCCTGCAAAGACCCAAATAATTGCGTAAATACCTGTTTCCATGTATCTGTCAACATGCCATTTTCATCTATAACTTTTGAATCTATAAAATTAGGTATATTCATCTTTGCATTACCTCCATAACTCCATTTGATGCTACAAATCTTCCTGTACCATAGAACCTAAATTGCGGTATGATTTCATTAGCAGAACCCAATCTATGCGCAATAAATTTATTCTTTCTATAAGCTAGTTTATTCAATGTCATGCCAACATAATTACCAAATACTTGCGCCCCATCACGAGATAAAGATATATCAACTCTTGAATCAACATGATCTTCGCCTTCTTCCAAAACAAGAGAAACATTTTGCGCTATAAATTGCTGATTATTCTTAGCCCTTGTAGAGCCGCACACTCTTATCCTAGGAAATTCATCGCCATCATAAGTGGTATAAGTGCTATTTAACTCATACAAATTTCCATCTACAAAACTCACGAAATAAGATGTATTGTTAAATGCAGCGATTCTTTTTGCTATATGTAAGTTCATATTTTTATCACATAGCGAAAAAAACTTTTTAGTATTAAAATCATAAGTAAACGTAGCATTATCTGCCTTATCAGCAAAAGTAAATTGATAAAATAAATGCCCATCTTGCTTAAATAAAAATCCATATGAATTTGATGGATTTACTAACTGAGCCAATCTAAAGTTTATTCCATCTGTAGATATTTGCTCTATATTACCTCCAGTACTATACATAATTACTGGACCAGATTTTTCATTTATTCCAAGCCAAATTACAAAGTTATCTCCTGCTGCAATCGTTGATGGACTTAAACAACCATAATCTATATTAAATCCAGTTGTTCTTTTATATGGAAACAATGCAGCACCTACATCATTCCATAACTCTGTAACACTACTACCCATAATAAACACATTTCCGCCTTTCCCTGGTACGCTTATTGCAGCTACAGGATTATCTCCTTTAGTCTGGAACGTACCTATGTTATTTGACGCAGTAGGCCATGATAAACCATTGTTCAATGCCGATAAACGCCATTGCGATTTATTCAAATCAGGAGAAATAAAATAACCATCCTGAAAAGTTAAAGATCCTGGAGCAAATGTATCTCCAGGAGAAAACACAACTTTTGTTACAGAATTAGCCACGTAATCATAAATATAAATATTTTGCTTATCGCAAATGGCAATTTGGTTATTAGTGTTTTCAGCTATGAAAACATCTCCAGTGTAAGTATCTATAGAACCAACTCTGCTAACCTGAATATTTTTATTTACAATATAAATTCCATTATCTATTACCATCACCAAATGCTGAAACTTAGAACTATGATAAATAGCCCTTCCCGAACCTTGGTCATTAATAGTTTTTACTTTCCTATAACCAGCATATGGCACCAACCATTCATCAGAAATAATCATGTTAAATGTCTGCTCGTCCGAAATTTTGGGGTATCTCCCAAAAATCGTAGAACCCACAACATTAACTGGCATTTCTTGTCTTGGCATTATGCCCTCGTCCAGCCTCTGCCTAAATTGACATCGGCATAGTTTACAAATTGTTCTCTACCTAAAGTAGTAACTTTCTTTATCGTCAAATCTTGTGCAGACAAATTCCTAAATTGATACTCTAAATCCCTAAGTTTTTGTCTTGCTTCAATAGGAAATTCATATCCATATTCCAAACACATGCATTCAGCTAATGCATATCTTAAATAAACCAGATATCCTCGTTCGTAAGTCAATAATAAATCTTGGTTTACGTTTACCAAGTTATCTAGGGAAAATTTACCCCATAACTTCAATGGATATGCTTTATCAGGAGTGAAATATAGATAAACATAGCCACCGCCATCTGACCTTTCAAAATGCCAGCTAAATGGTAACGAATTAATCCCATCGGCTCTTGGCGCACCCATATAAGCATCTCTATTAATAGGCATTGTCGAATATCTAACGCTATCAATATAAAACGTAAGGGTGGTTGCAATAACCATATTGGGAATAAAATACTTTTCCTGACCTATAACTCCTGGAAAATCATATTCCTTAAAATAAGGTATTAACGAAATATTACCTGTTTTTTCAGCTAATAATTCATTAAACAAAAATAAACCGTCCGCAAGCTCATCACCCTGGGTAGTTTGAAATTGTCTTCCAACTATTCCAGTGAGATACCATGCTCTAGTAATAAGCTCGCGTGCGGTATAAGACATATCAACCTCTTAATGATTTCTATACTTGATCCATAAATGAAATTACAGACAAGCTTAAAGAATCGCTTGAAGTAACCACATAATCGATCTTGGGAACACTAGAAATTAACAAAGCCAAGCTTTGTGCGTACATATCTTGCACTTTTGCAGCAACAACACCACTTATTACTAAGGAAGTTGTTGAAGCAGATCCACTTGGTCTAATGACAGCAGTGTTAGCGGCAACAGCAGGGGTATAAGAAACCTGCAAATCTATTGAGCATTTGTTAATCGGTGGTATTGCAGCCGATAAATCAATTGCAGCATAAGTAGATGAAGTGCCACCCGACAATACACTAATTGGAGCATCCCAAGTATATTTACGAGATGGAGTCTCATAGAATTTCAGAAAATGAGATGAACCATCAGTACGCGCCCAGCCAATTCTTCGGAAAATATCATAACCAAACGGCAGATAAGGAGCTGTTGCCGAAGTAGATAACAGCGTAGCTGTCGCATGATATTTAGTGGAATCAGCAATTGCGTAAACAGCATACAAAGTAGAAGCACCTAAAGTGCCAGTATCTAAACCATTTACGCCATTAACAGCACCACTAAGCGTAGCATTTGCACTCAACACTATATCCCATACATTAGTGGAATCTTTGCATTGGCCAGCTTCTACAGTTAAAGCAGTAGTTGTAGCATAGTCCAATACAAAACCATTAATATAATTCGGGGATAAGTTCGCTACAGGTATAGAAGAAGTAGTTACATTAGTAAAATCAGTCATTTTATTTTATCCTCCGATTAAAGTGGGAATACTAAACGCATAGCATTTTCTTCAACTTGCGTATAGCCATAAATAGTATCGAATACCGTACCTAATTGGTTTTGACCAAAGGTGGCGCCGTGCGTCATTCTGATAGAAATACCAGTCTCAGGATCAGCTTTGTTTGCAGTAACAAACGGAGATTGATCCGGAAGTCTTGGCATTGCTAAGAACAATGAATTGCCAGAGTTAATCATGCCAGCTCGGTGAGATGGAATCATAACAATTTTCATACCAGCAACTATATTGTTGTTTATGTTTTGAGCACCTGATGCCACTGAACATAGAACTGGAGCAACACTTAATACGACGGTTGTTCCCGAAGCGCCCGCATCAGCAGTTGCGCGAACCTGCACTTGGTTAGCCGATTGTTTATGACCAACGAAGGTTAGGTAACGCATATTAGGCTGACCAGCTACACCGTCTTTGAAGTAACCAATATCGCCAGCTTTAATTGCATTTGCATCGCCACTTAAAGAAGCATCGCAAGTACAAGTAATCTGAGTAATAGCAGTACCAGTTGGATCATTTGTGCTAACTACGGTCAAGGTTTGTACAGTAGCGGAGGCGCCATTACCAACATCACCAGATACATGCACTGGCAATAAGTTAGATTGATACCAATCGCATTGACTGAACATGCCCAATTCCCATGAATTTGCAATGTCTTCGTTACGTTTCATTACGAATTGGTTTAATCCAGTACCGATAATTGCTGGAACGTTAATATCTGGCAAATAACCTCTGGTATCAGATTTAACAGCACTATAGTTTCGGAAATAGGCTAATGCAGTTGCTAATTGAGTATATGAATTGATTGGAGTAACACCATCGCCATAAAAACGATAAGTGTTGTTTACGCAAACATTCGCTACGTCTGCCTCAACAATTGCTCCTAGTTCTGTAATAGCAGCTTTACCAAATTTCTCCATATAGTCTTTAACATTGAACAAGAATTGTTCGTTGTTAAAAGCAAATGAGAAGCTGGCTGGGCTGTTACAAGTTAAAGATTGAACACGTTGAGCCATACCTTGGAAGTTTGCAACCAAAGAATTAGTCGCAATTCCTCTTGGCGGTAGATCAAATGTTACAGTTTGTCCTAATTGAGCAATTTCTTCTTGGAAATTTTTGAATCTCGCATTTGCAGTACCGATAAATGCGTTTTCATTAGTCATAAAAGCTAATGCACCTTCTTGGTATGTAGGTACATTAACAAGAACGTTATTTGGAATAGTCATTTTACCCTCTAAAAGAATAAGTTAGTTTCTTAAGGATAATGACTAGTTGATGATACTATCCACGAGCCCAAGGCTGGCGTTTCATATCTCTTAATGTCATTGAGCCATTATCCGTACCAGTTGTTGAGGGATTAACTTGGCTCAATGGTGGGTTAGCAGCTTTAGCTTTTACAGCTTGATCGTTCTCTGTCAAAGATCGAGATAATCTCTGTATCTCAGATATTGCCAATTGTGGTCCTGTTTCGGGGATCGCAACTAAGTTTAAAATAGTAGCATATTTGGAGGGATATTTTGCAACATCATAAAGCACCTCTCCGCCATTTTCCGCCACATTCATCAATGAAATCAGTGATTTCAATGCTGGTTCAGGCATTTTATCTAAACTTAATTTATTTACCGTTTCTAAATAGTCAGGATATTTTTCTTGAGCTTTTGCAATCTTTCCTTGGAAATCATTAATATTTCTTTGGAAAAACATCTCTTGTGCTTGCGCTTGAGCTTGTGAAGCAATTTCTTGCTGCACAAAACTACGTAATTGCTCAGGATTAGTATCATGACTAGATTGAGATTGTTCGCTGACATTAAATTGTTGCTGAGGTTTTAAAGCTTCTAAGTTTTTAGATGCTTCAAATTCCCTTCTGGCTTTTTCAACAGCTTTCTGCTTTTCAGCATTAGCTATCTTAGCCACCTCGTCTCTAGTAAAAAGCTTTTCTGGCTTATGCTCAGCAGGCTTTTCTACAGAACTTACAGGAGCAACATTACTATCAACACTTACATTCTCAACAGTACTGGGTTGCGATTCCTGTTGGTTTACAACAGGCTCCACTGCATTAACACCATCAGTCATATTAAACCCCTTTGACTATTACCCCGTCACGGTAAATGGCTCATTTGAGGATGAGTGACCTGCTATTTCAACCGCATAACTGCGTAAACGTTTCGCTATTGCCAGTAAATTTAATTACTGGAAATAAGCATTTATATCCGAGTTATATTCCTAAATTATTAAAAAGTCAATTTAATTCTTAGGAATTATTAATCATGTTCCATAGATTCTTTTTTAGTGCTTTCGGATCGCTCATGTGCTTTATGCGTCAATATAGTATCAGCTATCTTGCGTTGCGTTTCCATATGGTCTTGCCCTAGCTCATGTCGTTCTTTTAAATGCCTATGCTGCATATCTGCTGCTTGCATAGCTAAATCTACAGCCATCCGATCTTTTTCAGTTTGATGCTTGTCCAACTGAACAGCTCTGTCTCTAGCATTAGCTTCCATTTCAGCAAGCATCTTAATACGCTCATTCTCTATTTGCTCTTCTGTTAGTTGTAGGTTAGATGCCTTTATCTGATTTTCCACTTGATTTTGTTTAGCATCTAAAACCATCTTAAGCTTTTCATTTTGAGCACGCATCATCTGAGGGTTATTCATCATTTGTTGCTGCTGCATCTGCATAGCTTGTTGCTGTTGTTGTTGCATTTGCTGCATAAATCCTTGTACTTTTGCTTTAAGTTGGTCAATGCCCTTAATCTCTAGGTTATCTAGCAATTCTTCCATTCCTACGCTATTAATAAACTGCGCAAACAATGGAGAAGCTTGCATTAATGCTATCATCTGCTGCAAAGCCTTAGATTTCTGTATGGAGAAACTTACGCCAGCTTCAACGCTAACATTAAGAGCGTTTTCATCATAATTTACATCAACTCCACCTGGTTGATTTATGATCTGGTAAGATTTCATGCCACTAGCCTGCATAACTGGAATAGTGCGGGGAGTTATGTAATATTTGGGTATTAAGTCCAATATGATCTGAGCTATCTGGTTTAATGCCTGCATAAATCCTACTACATAGGGCATTGCCGCTGCATTAGATTGCGTTGCAGCTTCTACAATAGCAACCCCACTAAGCTGGTTATTATTTATACCAAGAGAAGCATCATAAGAACCTAAAATATTCTGTATTAATTGATCTGTAATGCCAACAGTATTTGCTATTTCAGGAGGGGCAGGAGGTCTTTGTACTGCCGCTGGAGGAGGATTAGGTTTGTCAGGATTGTTGTCCATATAGCCTTTATAAACAAGCGTGGAGGGAAGCTGAGGGTTGGTATAAGCTCTTACAAATTCTTCTTTTTCTGGCAAAGCTTCTTCTGCCACCACCCATTTATGCTGCACCATGTTCTCTAGTTC